GCATCGGCGTCGAGGGCGACACCTGTGATGGTCGCAAGATTAATGCTGATGATATTCAGCAAATGGCCGACACCTTTGACACTCGCGTCTATGGCTGCCGCATTAACTTGGAACATATCAAGGGGCTTTATCCCGACGGGGATTTTAAGCGGCTCGGTGACGTCGTCGAGTTAAAGGCTGAGAAGATTGAAGATGATTCAATTTTGAATGGCAAATTAGCGCTATTCGCAAAAATGGCACCGCTCGATGACTTGATCGCAATGGTTAAGGCCGGGCAGAAAATTTATACCTCCATGGAGATTTATCAAAACTTTGCGGAGACCGGAAAATCTTATTTAGGTGGCCTCGCAGTCACTGATGACCCCGCCAGCCTTGGCACTGAAATGCTGGAGTTTAGCGCGAGAGCCAAGGTTAACCCGCTTGCCGGTAAGAAAGACCATCCAGACGATCTGTTTTCTGTTGCGACGCTGGTCGAGCTGGAGTTTGACGAGCAGCACGAAGGTGCGTTCTCTCTGTTAAGTGAAAAAGTCAAAAGCATGTTTAGCCGTAAACAGGCTAGCGATGACGCTCGTTTTAAAGAAGTCCATGACGTGATGGGCGAAGTGGTTGAGCAGGTGCAAGCCTTTGGTGAAAGCACCGAAACCCGCCTAAGCACTGTCGAGCAGGATTTCGACGCCTTCAAAGCCGAAATCAAGCAGCAGCTTACCGCCGGTGATGAACAACTCGCCACCCTGAAAAATACCATCGATAACACTGAGAATCACAGTCAGCCACGACGCCAGCGCTCAACCGGTGGGAACGGCCAAGAGCTCAACCTGACGGACTGCTAACGCGTCATTCATTTCGTTTATTGATGAAGACACAAAGCCTCTATTTTTCTATTTAGGAAACCGCAATGCGTAAAGAAACACGTTTTAAGTTTAATCAGTACCTGTCACGACTGGCTGAATTGAATGACATTGAACTTAGCTCTGTGAGCACGAAATTCAGTGTTGAGCCCTCAGTGACCCAAACCCTTTACCAAAAGGTGCAAGAGTCATCCTCGTTTTTGAAGCTTATCAACATGGTGCCGGTTGCTGAGTTGACCGAGCAAAAGGTCGGGGTTGGTGTGAATGGCAGCATTGCCAGTACCTCAGACACGGATAATAACGTTAAGCGTAAGACCGCCGATTTTACGGGGCTGGAATCCTATAAATATTTCTGCGCGCAGATTAACTTTGACTACCACATGAAGTACAACAAGCTCGATTTGTGGGCGCGCTTTGAAGCATTCCAGACCCTTATCCGTGATGCGATTGTGCTACGTACTGCGCTCGACTACATCACGATCGGTTTTAACGGCGTTAAGCGTTCGCCAACGTCTGACCGCGTGCAATATCCGTTGCTACAAGACGTTGCTGTCGGTTGGTTGCAGAAATATCGCAGCGAAGCCCCTGAGCGCGTGATGAGCGAAGTCACCGACGACAAGGGCAATGTCACCTCAGCGACAATCAAAGTCGGTAAAGGCGGGCATTATGCCAACCTTGACGCGCTAGTGATGGACGCGCACGAGTCTCTGATTGATGAGCTGTACCGCGAAGACCCTGAGCTGGTCGTTATTTGTGGCCGCAAAATCATGACGGATAAATACTTCCCAATGGTCAATAAATTCCAGCCAAACAGCGAGCAATTAGCCGCCGAGCTGATTATTAGCCAGAAGACAATCGGCAATTTACAAGCCGTGCGTGCGCCGTTCTTCCCGGCTAATGCGATCTTTATCACCACGCTGTCGAACCTGTCTATTTACTACAAAGACGATTCACACCGTCGTTTCATTAAAGACAATCCCGAGCTTGACCAAGTTGATAACTTTGAATCTATCAAGGCTGACTTTGTCATCGAGCAGTATGCCGCCGGTTGTCTGGTAGAAAACATCGAAGTGCTGGAAACGGTCGAGGATGAAACGCAAACCCCGGCACAGGTTGCCAGCGAGTTTGCGAAAGCGTTAACCGACGCCGTGAAGGGAATTGCAGCGGGTGCGCCAGAAAGCCAATCGGCTCCGAATCAGGACGCAGATGAACACGCCGACGGCGAAGGAGCATAAGTTATGGCTAGCCCTGCACAGCGCCATCTGATGCGGGTCTCAGCAGCGGTAGCCGCGCATCGGGATGGCCTCCCGATGCGTCAGGCTAACGCCTACGAGCGCCAACTCCACAAGATGAGCTCTGACCGCGCCAAGTTAAAACAGATCCATTCTGTTGAGAGCAAAGCCGCGCATAAGCTTGCCATGCTGCCAGAGTATGCGCCGTGGGTGGCGGGTGTCTTGGAGGCAAAAAGCGGCAAGCAAGATGATGTGTTAATGACTGTCATGCAATGGCGTCTCGATGTTGGGGACATTGCCGGGGCATTGGTCATTGCTCGCTATGCCATCCCCCATAAATTAACTGTGCCAAATAATGCGCGCCCGTTGGGGTATTTATTCGCCGAAGACGTTGCTTTGTGCGCTATGCGTGCCAACCAATTTGGTGAGCCCGTCAGTATTGAGTATTTGCTCGAAACCCTTGAGTTAACCGCTGCCGAAGATATGCCAGACCAAGTGCGCGCCAAACTGCATAAAGTGATCGGCTATACGCTGCGTGATAACGAGCAGCTAGAGCCCGCCCTTAATCACCTATTGCGGGCAATGCAGCTTGATAAAAACGCCCACGTTAAAAAAGACATTGAACGACTGGAGAGCGCCCTCAAGCCGAAGCCGCCAAAACCACCGGCTAAAGCTAAAGCCGCCTCGGAGAAGCGCAAAGCGCCTGCAAAGTCAGCGCCTCGCCCTCGTGGTAGACCAAGAAAACAAGGCTAAATCCTCCCGTTGTTAACAGAACGCGCCCCGCGCCGGGCGGCACAAAGACAAAAACAGGTTTTACCTCGCTTTGCGTCTGCGTCCACCGCCCACCTATTTGAGGTTGTTATGGAAATAGTTATTTCCCCCGATGGGGGCGAAACCGGTGGAATTATTATCCCGCCGCCAGAAATTGCCCCACCGATTATCAGCAATACATCATTTTTCCCTGATGTTGATCCGAATGCAGTTAGTGAGCGTATTAGTCTCGGTTATGAGGTAACGCCGGTGCGTTTAAACGCCGCGATTAAGAGCGCGATGGCCGAGGTTAACGCCGAGCTTGGTGAGTATAAAGATGAGCAAATAGCCGCCGGTTTTGACCGTCTGGCCGACGTTCCGGCTGAGTGTATCGATGGTGAAAGTATTAAGTGTTTTTATTATCTGAGTGCTGTTTGTGCGATGACCACTGCCGCTATTTTTGAGAAATATCGTCGCTACGACTCCAGCGGGAAGGCTGAGGCCAAGGCTGACCGGCTAGAAACATCAATTGATGACCAGTGGCGCGACATGGGCTGGTTTCTTTCGCGACTCCAAGGGCAATCGCGTTGCCTTATTGGGCAAATCTAATGCGTGTTATCGCCTCACAGGGGGACACCCTCGACGCCCTGTGTTATCGCCATTATGGGCGCACCGAGGGCGTGGTCGAGGCGGTGCTCGCAGTCAATCCGGGACTGGCTGAGCTGGGCGCGGTGTTGCCGCATGGCACCGCTGTCGAGTTACCGGTTGTAACCACGGAGCCTCAGAAGGAGACCTTTTAGCCTATGGGACTGAATATGGAGCGTATTAGCTCGTTTGTTGCGTACTGCGTTTCTGTTGTGTGCATGTTTATCGGTGCGCTAACGCCGCAGGATATCGCGTTTTTGGTCGGTGCTGTTGTCGCGGTCGGGACGTTCTTTGTTAACTGGTACTACCGTCGTAAAAGCTACCGTCTACTTGAGCGGGTCACGCTTGATAGGAGGGTGTTCGATGAGCTCAATCGTTAGACGTTGTAGCGTGGCCGCAGTGCTAGCGCTGGCGGCGCTTCTTCCTAATTTTCAGCAGTTGAACACCTCGCCTCAAGGGTTGGCGTTGATTGCTAATCTGGAGGGGTGCCGCCTGAGTCCGTATTTGTGCAGTGCGGGTGTATGGACGTCGGGCATTGGTCACACGGCGGGAGTGGTGCCGGGGAAAACGATTTCTGAACGTCAGGTCGCCGTTTATCTGGTCAGTGACGTGTTGCAGGTCGAAAAAAGGCTAGCGGTGTGTATGCCAGTTTCAATGCCCCAGCCGGTTTATGACGCGGTGGTGAGTTTTGCTTTTAACGTTGGCGCCGGTGCTGCGTGTCGTTCAACGCTGGCAACCTTGGTGAAGCGCCAGCAGTGGCGAGCGGCCTGTCAGCAGTTGCCGCGCTGGTCATACGTCAACGGTGTGTGGAGTCAGGGCGTTAATAACCGACGCGTTGCCGAACTGGCGCGCTGTCTGGAGGCTGTGCAATGAAAACGCTGATTATCTTACTGATACTGGCTGTGGTCGGTCTGTGGTGGTTAAAGCGTGAAAACCGCGAGCTGGGGCAAGCGCTCAGCGACGCCACGCAAACCATCACCACGCAAAAAAATAACCTCGCCACGCTACAAAATCAGCTCAACGTGGTGCGCGATAACGCCGACCGCAGCGAACGCGCTCAGGTGGCATTGCGTCAGCAACTTAGCCACGCGCAGCAGCTCGCCACCGGCAAAGACCAGAAAATTATGAGGCTACTCAATGAAAATAAAGCGCTGCGCGATTGGTATCAGTCTGCTTTGCCTAATGACATTGCAAGGTTGCACACCCGTCCCGCCTTTGACACCCCCGACGCTTATCTACGTTGGTTGTCCGAAGGTGACGAGCTGCCCGATACCGGCAAGCCTGCCGAAAACCAACGGCGATCTGAGTGAAGATGACCGCCAATTAGAGCGCGCACTGGTGAGCTGTGCGCTACAGGTGGAAACCGTGAAACAGTGCCAGGAGTCACACGATGTTAAAGCCTAAAAGCCTGCGCGAAGCGCTTGAGAAAGCCGCGCCGGTGCTGCGTAAAAACCCCGTATGCTGCGCCTGTTTGTGGATAACGGGACGATTGCAACGACGCTAGCCGCGACGCTATCGCATGAAAATCTGTATACGCTCAATGTGATGGTGACTGATTATTCTGGCGATTTGGATTTGCTTATCGTGCCGATTAACGCATGGTTACGCGAAAACCAGCCGGATATCATGACCACCGACGAGGGCAAACGGAACGGCTTCACCTACTTTGCTGACCTGAATAATCACGACAGTATCGATGTGAGTTTTAGTCTACGCCTCACCGAGCGCGTTATCGTCAAACAGGTTGATAGGGCGCTTCACGTGAAACACCTTGTCGAGCCACCTATCCCGCAGCCGGTTGAGCGCCCCATGGAGCTCTATATCAATGGCGAGCTAGTGAGTCAGTGGGATGAGTGAGCTCAAACAGTTTGAGGACAGGCTCGCGGGGTTGATTGGCAACCTGACACCGGTGCAGCGCCGCAAAATTGCGGTGGAAGTGGCGAAGCGCTTGCGTACCAGTCAGCAGCAGCACATTAAGCAGCAGAAAGCGCCCGACGGGACGCCCTACGCCAGCCGAAAACCTCAACCGGCCAGCGGCAAACGAGGCCGCGTAAAGCGCCAGATGTTCGCCAAGCTGCGCACCAATCGCTTTATGAAGGCGCAAGGCTCAAGCGATGCCGCCGTGGTGGAGTTTGTCGGACGTGTTCAGCATATGGTGCGGATACATCAAGAGGGCTTAAGCGACAAGCCGAACCGGTTTAGTCGTGAAGTGAAATACGATGCGCGCCCGCTGTTGGGGTTTAGTGCAGGGGATAAGCACATCGTTGAGGAGGTCGTCACCGCATTCCTTAGTGAATGAGTGTTGTCTGAGTCCCTAACCTACGGGCTCACATTGCCGCCGAACCCCCTCGGCGGCATCCTTTCTTGTATGAGCACACAATCCCAACTATCCGAAATCTCGCGCCTACTGCGCAACCTTATCCGCACCGGTGTCGTGTCCGAAGTCGATACCGATGGAGCCCTGTGCCGCGTCCAAACCGGCGAAATACAAACCGGCTGGATTAACTGGCTGGCGCGTCGCGCTGGCCGTTCGCGTGACTGGTGGGCTCCGTCGGTGGGGGAGCAGGTGTTATTGCTGGCCGTTGGCGGCGAGCTCGATACCGCCTTTGTCCTGACCGGTATTTACTGCGATGACTTTCCCGCCCCGTCGGCGTCTGCCGATGGTTGGCGCGTCGAGTTTCCAGACGGCGCGGTCATCGAGTACGAGCCCGAGACCGGCAAACTCACCGTGAGCGGTATTAAAAGCGCAGATGTGAGCGCCTCGGCGTCGGTGGTGGTGACTTGCCCGTCCGTCACCGTGACCGCCAGCCAAAAAATCACCCTCGATACCCCCGAAGTGATTTGCACCAACAAGCTGACCACCGGCTCTATCGAGGTGCAAAAAGGCGGCACCATGAGCGGCACCATCGAACACACTGGCAAATTCACCTCGAACGGCGTGCAGGTTGATAAACATGGGCATGGCGGCGTTAAAGGTGGCGGTGAATGGACGGAGGGAACGAAATGACGGGGCGCTATTCCGGCATGAGCCGAGAGGACGGCCAGCAGCTCGATGACCTCGCGCATATTCGCCAAAGCGTGCGCGATATTCTTATTACGCCGGTCGGCACGCGGGTCATGCGCCGTGAGTATGGTTCGCTCCTGTCAGCGCTGATTGACCAACCGCAGAACGCCGCGCTCAACCTGCAAATTATGGCCGGCTGTTACATGGCGATTTTAAAGTGGGAGCCCCGCGTTAGGCTCACGGCCATCACGTTCGATAACCGGTTTAACGGCGAGATGGTGGTCGATATAACCGGCACGCTGACCGACACCGGCGGCACCTTCTCTCTTAACGTACCTGTGAGTTAATCCATGGCAACCATTGACCTGAGCCAGCTCCCCGCGCCCGATGTGGTGGAGGTGCTGGACTATGAAAGCATTTTAGCCGAGCGCAAGGCGACGCTGTTGTCGCTGTGTGACGAGAGCCAGCGCGAGGCGGTAGCGCGTACCTTACAGCTCGAATCGGAGCCTCTGACTAAGTTGCTCGAAGAAAGCGCTTACCGCGAGGTGATGTGGCGCCAACGGGTGAACGAAGCCGCCCGCGCGAACATGCTGGCCTATGCCACTGGCGGCGATCTGGATAACCTCGGCGCGAACTATAACGTTGAGCGTCTGGTTATCACGCCCGCCGACACCACCGCAATTCCCCCTCTGGCCGCTGTGCTGGAATCCGACAACGATTTTCGGGTGCGTATTCAGCAAGCCTTTGAGGGATTGAGCGTGGCCGGTTCAGTGGGCGCGTATCAATTCCATGGCCGCAGTGCTGACGGTCGGGTGGCTGACGTGTCGGTCATTAGCCCAACACCGGCGTGTGTGACGGTCTCGGTGCTCTCGCGTGAGGGGAACGGCACGGCCAGCGATGAGTTGATCCAGAGAGTGAACCTTGCACTCAACGCCGAAGACGTGCGCCCCGTCGCTGACCGTGTGACGGTGCAAAGTGCCGAGATTGTGCCCTATCAGATTGAGGCCGAGCTCTATCTCTATCCGGGGCCGGAAGTCGAGCCGGTGCGCGAAGCCGCCGAGGCCAAGCTGAAAACCTATATCACTGCTCAGCACCGCCTCGGGCGTGACATTCGAAAATCGGCCATTTATGCCGCGCTGCATGTGGAAGGTGTGCAGCGTGTTGAGCTCGCGCAGCCGGTCGCCGATATCGTGCTCGATGAGACTCAGGCGTCCTATTGCTCTGATTATGCGATCACCATTGGGGGCGCGGATGAGTGATAACCGCCTGTTACCGGTTGGCTCCTCGCCGCTGGAGGTGGCCGCCGCGATTGCCTGTGCTGAGATAGAACGAACCCCGATACCCCTGCGCCAGCTCTGGAACCCGAAAACCTGCCCCGTCAACCTGTTGCCCTATCTGGCGTGGGCGTTTTCGGTTGACCGCTGGGATGCGACGTGGCCGGAGGAAACCAAACGTGAGGTGATTGCGGCGGCGTATTACATCCACAGCCGTAAAGGCACCATTAGCGCGGTGCGCTGCGTGGTTGAGCCGCTGGGCTACGTGATTAACGTCAATGAATGGTGGGAGACCAATGACCCGCCCGGCACCTTTCGGCTTGATATTGGCGTACTGGAAAGCGGTATTACCGAGGAAATGTATCACGAGATGGAGCGACTCATCGCAGACGCCAAGCCCGCCAGTCGCCACCTTATCGGACTGACCATTATTCAAGATATCGCCGGTTATGCCTACACCGGCGTCGCCCTGTATGACGGCGACATTATTACCGTTTACCCTGACCTAGAGAGCTAACCCGATGGCACAAAAATATAAGGCGGTACTGACCAAAATCGGCGCGGCCAAGATTGCCGCCGCGACCGCTGGCGGGACTAAAATCAACCTCACCCAAATGGCCGTCGGTGACGGTGGCGGAACGTTGCCCACGCCTGACCCGGCACAAACGAAGCTGATTGCCGAGAAGCACCGCGCCGCGCTTAATAAAGTCAGTATTGACGCGAAACATAAAAATTACTTAGTGGCCGAGCTGGTTATTCCACCGGAGATTGGCGGCTTTTGGATGCGTGAGCTTGGTCTCTTTGACGAGGTCGGTGCGCTGATTGCGGTCAGTAACATGGCCGAGAGTTACAAGCCGCTATTATCCGAGGGCTCAGGCCGTGCGCAGACCCTGCGCATGGTGGTGATTGTCAGCGATATGGACTCGGTGAATTTGCTGATTGATAGCTCGACCGTGCTTGCTACACAGGAATACGTTGATGAAAAGCTATTAGAGCATGAGCAATCGCGCCGCCATCCTGACGCCACGCTCAAAGAGAAAGGTTTTACCCAACTGAGCAGCGCCACCAATAGCACCAGTGAGGTGTTGGCTGCTACGCCGAAAGCCGTTAAAGCCGCTTATGACAAAGCAGCCGAGGCTGA